GGAAACGAATGTAAGGTTTCATACCATCATATTGAGATACTGTCTTAGTGCTTCCATATAAACTAGTAGTTTCAAACAGACACACATTCATACCATACTTCTTGTTACAGATTTCTCTTACTTCGTGACTGGCACAAATGGCAGAGAGAAGTTTGCCACCAAGATAGTTAAAACCAAATGGCTGAGATGGTACAATTACAAAACCCATAACAGTAGAAGCGTTGAATCGTTTGGCCGTATCTTCCTGTTGAATCCAAACTTGACCTAAGAGTTCATTTCGAGGTTTCATATAGATTACTGGTGAACCTAAACGAATGAATCCTAGAATCTTTCCTGAGTTCTTTTCTTTGGCTACCAATTGTATATTTTTACCAACTGGTGTCTTATTGATGTGAGAACTGGTAATGTCCAGTAGTGTTTGAAATTGCTGACTTGGTAATTCGGTAACTTCAATGTCCATATCTTTTGGGTGCATTGAGAAATCCGAAAACAAATCATCTTCAATTGGAAACAATGATTGTGGAATATCTGCAACATATTTGAGTTTCTCATCTCGCATATATTCTTCAGTAGTTCCAATATTACTAAAGTAATCGTGAAATGACTTTGCTACATGGAGAGCATCGGCTCTTTCAAGTATCATACTTTGAAGCCTTCAAATTTCTTACTAGGTTGAATTTTGTTAAATGCTCCAATTGGTGCTTTACCTGCATCAGCAATACCTTGTTGAGCAGATTGTTCAACATCATATAATCTCATCTTTGCACGGTCAACACCAATTGTAAATCTCTTATAGTGTGTTGGATCATTATAACGATTCTTCAATTGCTTGACCATAATCTGACCAAGTTCTTCCAAATCTTCACTTGTAATCAAAGCAAACATCAAGTCTGCGGTGGCTGGGAGTCCGAATGATTCGCTGGTGTCCTCAAGGCCTGGATCGCTACTTGTAAATCCGCTACGAGTGGTCTGCGTGGCAGAAACAATAGGTACATTATACTCAACCGCAAGGCCTCTAAGTTCTTCTGCAATCGATTTAACATAGGTATACGAATTAATATTCGCACCGGCTTTAATACGACTAGAGCAACATATGTTAAGATAATCAACAAAGATAATATCAGGTTTAAAACTACGCTTAAGATTAAGTTCATTGAGTAATGTCCTGAAGTGAGTTACGGAAGCCGAAGCAGTTGGGTATTCTTTAATAATAAGTTTGCCATAAGTTTTTTCACGGACCTTGGCAACCTTCTTATCATACATATCTTTTGGTAGGTCCATCAAATCATCAAGTGTTACATTCAATAAGTTTGCATCTATTCTTTCTGCAATCTTTTCTTCAGCCATTTCAAGAGTGATGTAGAGGACATTTTTCCCCAGCACCATGCAAGAGGAAGCAACATGACACATAAACAAAGATTTGCCCACGCCAGTACCAGCAAGAGCAATATTAAGAGTTTTTGCTGGGAGTCCACCTTTAGTAATTTTGTTGAAGTAGTCCAAATCAAACGGGATTCGTTCTTCTTTTCTATGGTAAAATTCATATCGTTCATCCGAGTTTTCTAAGTAATCATGACCTACTGTGGTGTCAAATGAAACGGCCAAGGCGTCCGATAGTATAGAGGGAATCGCACCTTTGTCATGGCTTTTGTCTTTACCATCGAGAATTGAAATAGCCCGTAATACGCCATTGTATATCGCCTTCTCTTGGCAAAATTTCTCTGTCTTATCAACAAGCCATTGAACCTCGGTTTCTGTCTTGCTACTTGCCTCAATTTCTTTGAGATAAGATTCGCATCCCTCAACTTCGTCAGATGTAAGATTACTCTTTTCTTTGACGGCAATACTAATTGCTTCAATCGATGGCGAAGAATTGTAAGTTTCCGTGAATGATGTAATTTCATTAAATAATGTTCTCTCGGTTCTGTCGGAGAAATAATCAGATTTTAAAAACGGTAATACTTTTCTTAGATACTCCTCATTGAATATCAATGATTTGATTATCGCTTGTTCCAGTTTCATCAATTACTTCCTGTTCAATATTACTGCTCATAATTTCTACTAATAAATCGCCAATATAATTCTTAAAGGCTTCGTCTTTTTCCAATTTTCTTGGTTTCATTACATCAGATTCTATCACATCATAACCAAAAAGTAAATGGACTTGCTCACCTTTTTCTTCAAACTTTACCTTACCATATTTGTAAATGGTACCTTTGTAAGGTCCCTCAAGGAATTTAATATGAACTCCTTGAGCATCTTCTTTTGGGTAGATATAACAGTAATCAACGCCTTCAATCATCTTCTACTCCGTTTGTGGTCTCCAATTCAAATGCTTTTTCAACCGTATCATCTTGCATAATGCTACCAGAAGCAATCTGATAGGTGTCTTGCACATACTTCTGAAAAGATTTTTGTTTGAGAATTGGTAACCAGAATTCAGATGAATCAGTTTCTTTGAGGCGATACTTCTTATCTTCTATAACGCCAGATTCCGTATCCACCTTACTGTACCAACCGTTGGATGGTTTGATGACATGGCCTGAATCAAGAGCGATGTCAAGTAACCCACTCCAACGGCTAATACCACCATCATGCCGAACGGTAACCGGTATCTTAGACTTCTCTTTAACATATCTCGACTTTTCGACATTAATGATAAAATTATATCCAACAATTTCTGTACCTTCCTTTTCTTGCTGACGACCAATAATAAAAATATTATCAGCAGAGTAATATGAACCTGTTCCGCCACCAACGATTGCTTTAGGGAACATTCCAATTTCCATGTAAGTATGATTGACTACAATCATTGGAATATCTTTTAATGATAAGTGAGGTGTCACCATTCTAAACAATGACTTCACTTGTTTTGCTCTTGACATATCAGCAACAGACTTTTCTGCCAAGGCATCTTCTACTTCTTTCTTTGATGCCAAATTACCAATAGAATCAATGATAATAATTAATCGGTCACCCCTATCAAGTTGCGTAAGCTGCTGCATAATGTCGAACTTGAGTTGTTCGATATCTGTGAGGGGAGTGTGCAATACACGCTCGGTATCGATACCAAAGCTGTCAAAATAACTCTGAGGAGTACCAAACTCAGAATCGTAGAATAAAAGAGCCGCATCTTCATATTTGTCCAAATAAGATTTTGCCATCAATAAACTAAACGCAGTCTTAAAGTGTTTTGATGGACCTGCCCACATTGTAAGACCTGGTGTTAAGCCACCATCTAATTTACCACTCAATGCCACATTGATGATTGGCACAGAAGTGGGAATCATATCCTTGTCAGTAAAGAATTTTGATTTCGACAAAATGGCCGAATCTTTAATACTACTGTTCTTTTTAATTTTATCTAATATACTCATGTTTCATCCTTTAAAAGTCCCCGCCATCTACATTCTTTTCTTTAAAAGCAAATTCAGCATTATAATCATACTTAGGTTCTAGTTTTTTTTTAGGTGGTTCTTCAACCACTTCATGGTGTTCTGAATAAATTCCAGGACCATGCACTTCAACTCTTTTAACTACTTCACCAGTAAATGGATCCACGGGCTCAGGTATCTTAATTGGTTCTACCGGCTCATCTTCAATCTCAGCAATATTTTCTTTATCAACTTTAACTTTATCATCTTCTTCCGGTATTTCAGGTTCTTTTTTTGGTACGAATACAGGAATATCAGCCGGAGCTAATCCAACAATTTCGCCACGTTTAACAATAGGAGTACCTTCTTTTTGTTTCATACTCATATTTGCTGCTATTAATAATAACACAGCTAGCGGGTCAAATACAACCATTATTAACATGATTACCAAACGAACTGCCTTATCAATTGCATTATCATCATCAGTACCATATACCATATCACCAACATATTTGATAGGACCAACTTCTGCCACAAGTTTATTAGATTCTTTAAGAAGTGGTAATTTTTTCTTACTAATTTCATTTAACTCTTTTTGAGTATCTTGAATCTGTTTATCTAAACGATTACTTGCCGTTGATGGATCTTTGGCTCGAGCAAGTAAATAATCCAATCTTTCTTTGGCAATCTTCTCTTGCTGATTAAGAGTTTTGACTTCTACCATGTTTGCACCGGAATCTAATGTAGAATCAATATGTGCTTTGGACAAGAAACCAAAAATACCCATTGAAGTAATGAGCATCAAAATAACAACAGCAGTTGTCAAATATGACTTTAATAAAAAGGGACAGTTCTTCCAATTACGATATAACCATGATGTAGTAACCAGTTTACTGGCTTCAAG